AATCACAATCACGAGATGATAAATAATACCAATTTGGATTTTGTTTTTGGAGAGCTTTTCCAACAAAGCCAGTACCGCCTGTGACAAGAACATTCAATTAAATAGAAAATTCCTTTTCAAAAAAATCGCCGCAAGCACAATGTTCTTTAAAGAACTTTTTTGTATCCTCGTTAAACCAGTCAAAAATGTATTTATTTACTAATTCTTTAAATTCTTCATCACTAATAGAACCAAAACCTTCACAATAATGATAAATCTTTATTTGTTTACCTTCAGAATCATAAAGTTTTCCCTGATCGACTTTCCATCTATTTATAAAAGGCCCCCACGGTTTTTCGCCTGGACCCGCACATAAATTCCCCTTTGATCTAGCATTATAAACAACATCACTTAGTTCATATGGACCATCGACACATTTGATTTTAAAATTCCAATCAGAGTTGGTCCATGCAGTTACATCTGATTGAATTTGATTATTGTGACTAATAGTGCTCAATAAATTAATGCCTGCATTTTCTGCATAATAATCTGGGGTTAGAGATTCGAATCCAAGATTATTTAACTGATTATTTAATGCGAAGAAAATGTTTCTGTTAACACAAAGAACGTTGTGAGCTTCTTGGTGAGCAACGGAACACGAAACCACTTTTTTTAATGCTTCCGAATTATTAAAACACGCCACATCCGAATTAAAATGAAAATGCTCTTCAAAAATTTTATCTGCTTTTCTATAGGATATCATAGGTGTTGGAACACCCCCCATTCGATCTCCACTCTTAAACGGATACGTTATACCGAATGGATAGGACAAAGTAACAAGCACATCGTCTTCATTGTTATCTATAAACTCATCCAATCTAGAGCATGTTATTGTATCCCCACCTAAAATAATCATTTTATCGCACTTATGTTTTATCATTATCTCATAAGCAAGCATGTACTTATAAATTCCTTGACCATAATTATTTATAAGTTTGGTGGAATCATAATCGTTTTGATTAGTTTCATTAATATAAAATAATGTTACATCTGGGTGAAAAATTTTAAAACTTTCCAACGCGCAGGGGCCGAGTTTTTCGTATCTCTTTCCATAAAAATAAATTAGGCAACCAATTTTCATTTAATTCTCTTTTATAACATTCAATTTTATGCCAATACACTCAATCTAGGGTTAGCTTTTTTCTGAGCCTCTTTTCTTGCTGCGGATTCGGACATCTGTATAAGTTTATCAACTTTTTCACCAACAGGTTTAATATATTCATCAGTAGCTGGGATTTTAGATGTTTTCCATCTCTCTAATGTCTTATTATCTTCTTCAAGCTGTTTTCTATAATCACTTATAAAATTTTGCTTTTCTTCAATTGTCATTGTTTTCATAAGTTCAGTCATAAATGTTTTTTCAACAATAGAAGAAATCTTTAAAATTACTTCGCGCCGACGATTAGTAAAAAATTTATGAATAACTTCAGGCAAAAGATTATACTGGTTTATAATTTGTTCAACCATCGGTTTTAATAACCAATTTTGTTGCCAGCTCCATTTAATAACGGAGGGCAATAATTTTCTTTGCTTTAAAAAGTGTTGGGGGTTTTGTCTCATCCTGTTAAAAGCTATCCCATCTCTAATTTGTTCCTTCCATTCTAATAGTTGTGCTTCGGTGTTTTCCGCCTCGTAAACAGGTACTTCTCCTTGTGTCAACCAGTAATCATCATCAATTGGCCCATAACCGGGTATCATCATTTTCTTTTCTTTAGCGATGTCAAACACTTCAGCCCCCGGATAAATTCCACAAATACCCATGTCATCATAATACAAATAATTTATTGATTGCAACTCTTGCACAAAATCAATTGTCTCTTTTATAGTTTCTTCAGATTCGCCAGGTAATCCTGCAATCAAAAATGCTGTCGTCTTAATATTGCTTTCTGCGAGTAATGAAACCGCGTATCTAATGTGATTTTTATTGATACCTTTACGCATCCCCTTCATAACTTCATTGGCCCCGCTTTCAAGGCCAAATAAAACATGAGTAAACCCTGCTTCTTCCATTTTTTTAACAAGATCTCTAGAAATTGGCCTAAATCTTGCACTACAAGTGAAAGTGGTTTTAATTCCGCGACGGATTATTTCATCACAAATTGCCACTGTAAGTTTCTTATTAATCATAAATGCATCATCGTGTAACCAAATTATTTGTACCGATGGGCACATTTCTAAAATCTGTTCAACTTCATCACAAATATCACTAGGAGAACGATAACGAACTTTTTTAAGTGAAACGTGATCTAAAACACAAAAATTGCATTTAAAAGGACACCCTCTTGAAGTGAGAAGATTGGCTACTGTCTTACCATTAAATAAAAAGATATCATGTTTGGGTGGTGGTAAAATATCTAAGTCGTCAATAAGACCACGCTCACCAGTATGAAAAACCTTTTCTCCATCATAATAAACGATGCCACCAATTTTATCAATTGGCAAGTTTTTTTCATAACATTCAATTAACTCTCCGAAAGTAATTTCACCTTCCCCAATTACAATAACAGAATTTCTATATTTATTTACTATCTGTTTCCACATGATAGTTGGATGAATGCCGCCTAAAACAATTTTAACTTTAGGATAATTTTTAGTAAGATAATCAATAAATTTAAAAGCACTTCTACGACTGTGGGTCATCATTGAAATGCCAACAACATCTGGTTGAAAAGATTTCATCTCCTCTCTAAGCTTGTTTATACAGATCTCCCAATTAACATTATTTAAAAAATGTGTTTCAATTTCATGTTGAGGTTGATGCTTGTTTAAATAAGAATGTAAATATGCCAAACCCAGAGGATAATGACTATCATGATCAGTTTCAGTTCGGTGGGCATCATCAACAGAGGTGCAAGTTAGTAAGATTTTCATTTTTTTCTCCCTTTACCATACATAGTTAGTTTTATGATGTCTGACAATAGATGAAATTTCTTCATCAAAAATCTTCTCGGTCTTCCAACCCAATTTACGCAATTTAGAATCATCTAACGCATAACGTAGATCTTGACCTTCTCGCACAACTGAAAAATCTACATAATTTTCCCAATTGTCTAAAGTTTCTTTGAAGGCTTTGATAATTTTCTTCACAGTGTCAATGTTTTTCTGTTCAAAACCGCCAGCAACATTATAAATCTCATTCACTTTCCCTGAATCTATTATTGTCATCACAGCATTGGCAGTATCGCTCGCATGAAGCCAATTTCGTGTTGGCGTTCCGCCGTTATGTAATCTAATCTTTTTTCCTCTCATCAAATTTTTAATTGAAAGAGGAATTAGCTTTTCAGGATATTGGCCGATTCCATAGTTGTTCGTGGGACGCAAAATAATGTATTTGATTTCATAGGTTCGTGACCAGGCATGAATTAACATGTCGGCGGCAGCTTTAGACGCAGAATAGGGATTGCTGGGCCTTAGAAGATCGTTTTCTGTATGAGATCCCTCGATAATGTCACCATAAACTTCGTCTGTGCTAATGTGAAACAAAATTGGTCTGTCGTTACAATTTACAGGTTTAATTCTAACGTTTTCTAAGAGATTTTTAACACCGTTTATATTACTTTCTATAAACTTGTCGCTATTCACAATACTATTACCAACATGAGATTCTGCGGCAAAGTTTACTACATAATCGCAGTCATAAAGATTATTTAAATTTTTGATGTCGCATTTATCAAAAGCAAAGTTGGGATAATTTTTAAATTCTTTTAACAGTTCGTTATTTGAGGCATAAGTCATTTTATCAACGCCTCTAACGTGCCAACCTCGATTAAGTGCTTGGCGAGTAAAATAGGAGCCCATAAATCCCAAACAACCTGTTACATAAACTATCTTCACTTAATGCCTTCGAAAAACTCATCTACTGATTTTTTGATGTATCTAATTTTATCATCTGTGATTCCGATAAAAGTCCCCAAAAAGAAAGAGTTGGTTGTTACTTGTTGGGCAACAGGGAACATCTCATCTAGATCTCCGTAATCAGAAGCCATGTGGTAATAGCCTGGATGTGTTAGAATATTGCCAGCAAAGAATGAACGAGTTTGAATTTTTTTGCCTTCAAGATGAGAAATGATGTCTTGCTTTTTAAAAGGCGCATCTTTTTTAACTGTCATCAAATAGGCAAACCAGCAAGGATCAGAATCTGGAGTTGCTTTTGGCAAATGAAAATACTTTTCATAGGGTTTAAAAACCTCATTTAATTTAAGAAAATTAAACTTTCTTGCATGATCCATTTCAGGTAATTTTTTAAGTTGTTCTAATCCCATAGATGCCTGGAGATCAAGAGGTTTTAAATTAAAACCAATATCGTCAAAAACATAACGATGATCATAGACTGCTTCTTTTAGCCCTGGGAGCCAATTCTTAAATCGATTGCCGCAAGCAGTTCCGTCCACAACGTTTCCTGGTTTCATTGTATTACAATAACAGGCGCGACCCCAATCTCTCAGGCTGGACACAGCCTTTCTAATTTTCTTATTATTTGTGGCAACAAATCCACCTTCGCCCATTGTCATATGATGTGCCGGAAAGAAAGAACATGTTGAAATATCGCCAAAAGAGCCTAGTTTTTTGTCCCTATAGGTTGAACCAAGAGCATCACACGAGTCTTCCAAGAAAATAAGATGGTTTTCTCTAACGATTTTCATTAATCTATCCATATCTGGAGGATTGCCCAAAACATGAGCAAAAGTTATGGCTCTGATTTCAGGATCATTCTTAACCAATTCTTCAACTTGATTCAAGTCCAAATTCAAATCAGGTAATGTTACATCAACGAAAACTGGCTTGAATCCTAGCTGAATAATTGGATTAATTGTTGTTGGAAAACCAACAACCGGAGTTATAATTTTTGAACCCTCTGGAAGAGCAAATCCTTTTTTGGATTTTGTAGCAGCCATCATTAATAAATTGGCTGAACTTCCAGAGTTTACAAGACAACCATACTTCATCCCAAGATGTCTTGGGAACGCCATTTCAAATAAATTAGAATCTTTTCCAAAAATAAGCCATTCGCTCAAAAGAGATTTTATAGCTTCGCGATATTCATTCTTGTCAAAGTGTGGGCCGGAATAGGAAACCCAATCCTCGCCAGGATTCCAAGACTCGTTCTGTCGCTTTTCCTCAATGTATTCTTCCACTAAAGATAAAATGTTTTCTAATTTTGTGTCAATCATTTTTATAGATTATACCACTCTTACTAACTGATTTAAAGTTTTTGCGGACTTAAACTTTGATACATTTTTTGAAGACCGCCTTTTAACCCTATTAATTCTATTCCGAGCGTTTCTAGTGCTTGAGAGCAGCCATAATAATCTTTTTCAAAACCAGGCTTTTCTACTTTAATCTCGCATTTAAAAGAAAATAAATTATTTATTAAAGTCGCAATCTTAAACAAAGTGACTTTGTTGGAATAAGACAGGTTAATATGTTGCGGCAAAGAATCGTCCCAGTTATTAATTAAAAAAGAAATAACTCGGCACGCATCTTCAGCATAAAAAAAATCCATTTTTCTGTCTTGATGAATAATAAGTGGTAAACCTTGAAGACAATTTCGAATGTTTGACTTTATCATTCTATCTTCTTTTTCTAATTCTCCAAAACAGTTAAAAATTCTGAGATTTATAGCATTTGTAAAATTAGAAATTCTTTTTGCCATTACATATTTTGAAAAACCATAATAATCATTAGGAATGTGGGTTCCAAAATCGGCTTGACTCACGTTGCTTACGTGTTGAAAACGATCAAATTCAGCACCACTACCAAAAAATAATAGACCCTTCACCTTATTAGAAAATTTCATTAAATTTTCAAACATCAACAAATTATTATAAAAAACACTAGCGTCTTCTATTTTATTTCGACGGCCACCATCAACCGCAGTATGAATAATAAAGTCGATTTTTTCAGTAGAAAATAATTCTTCCAATGAATCATAATCTAGCGGATTGAGAAAGTTTCTGGTAGAGCAAATAAAGTCTATATCTTCCTTATTTGCGATAGCATAATTTTTAAATGTTGAGCCAATAAATCCATTGGCACCAGTTAATAAAATTTTCATAACCAACTTATATCTTCCAGATTGCCAGGTATAAAATTTCCATTATCGTCTAATTTTGCCATCACCTTTGGTTCGTGGTATTCATCTGGGTCAACAAAAATCTCTATTATTTCGGGGCCGGTATTAGAAAAGGTATCATCCAACACTTTTTTAAGTTCTTTGTGGTTTTTTACTGATCTGTAAGGGATTCCATAAGCGTGAGCAATTTTTGAGTATTTAGGTAATGTTAAGCCGCTTGAAGGATTGGATAAGGACAAGTTGCCTTTACAATAATTTTTTTGGGTTATCTTTATAGACAAATAGCCATCGTTATTGAAAACAATTAATTTGATGGGTAATTTGTTTTGAGAGATTACTTGTAGTTCCTGAATGTTCATATGAAAGCTTCCATCCCCCTCTAGGCATAAAATAGTTTTTTTGCACCCATAATAAGCTCCAATAGCAGCAGGCATACCATAACCCATTGGTGCTGTTGCTTTATTGGTGAAAAGTCTTTGTTCTTTCTTTAGCATCAACACCTGCATAGCAACAACATTTGCCGAACCATTTGATAGAACGACTGGTAAATTATTTTTCATATACCCATTTAACTTATCTATTACGCCATAAATACTTAAGGGATTAGCAGTCCTGTGGCGATTCAATACAGTCGAATTGTCATCTAAAATTTTTTTACATTCTTTTTTCCAAGAATTAATCGACAATAATGGTATTTTATTTTCTAATTTAGCCAGAAAGTAATTAACATCAGAGTTTATTTTTAAATCAGGATAAAGAGTTGGCTTTTCTAATTCAGCCTTATCTATGTCTACATATACTTTAAAGGCATTTTTGGCAAAATTTTTAAAATTATAACCTGTTTGTCTAACATACAATCGACTTCCCAAAGATAATACAAAATCAGATTTTTGAAGAATTTTATTTGCTGCAATTTGGCCTAAAATCCCAAACCTTCCAAAATAATTTTCATTTTCGTTTGAAAATGAATCACTGCCGTTTAAGGAAGTGATAACAGGTATCTTATGTTTATCTATGATTCTTTCTAAAATTTTAACAGAATCGCTTAACCTTACGCCATTACCTACAACAATTAAAGGTTTTTTACTGTTAAGTATTTTATTGCAAATTAAATCTAAATTTAATTCCTGATACTTTTCTGATGGGGGCACAAAACCGATTAATGTATCTACATCTATTTCTTTTTTTTGTATGTCTAGTGGAATATCAATCCAAACTGGGCCTGGTCTACCTGAAATTGCTAAATGATAGGCTTTTTCTAAATAAAATTTTATTTTATTTGGATCATTTACTTGCACCGCAAATTTTGTAAAATTAGAAACAGTTTTAACGGTATCAAACTCTTGATCTCCTAATTGTCTCATTTTTAATTTAGTATAGTTTGTAGTTAAGTTTCTATTAACATTTCCACTTATCACTATTACAGGAACACTATCTTGATAAGAACACAGCGTTCCAGTCCAAGCATTGGAGCCGCCAGGACCAGAGGTTAAAAGGCAAACTCCTGGTTTTTGTGAAATTCTTGCATAACCTTCGGCGGCAAGAGCGCAACCTTGTTCATGATGATTTGCCACCATTTGTATGTCAGATTTTCTAGCAAAAGCATCATTTAAAAAGATACAACCACCACCTGGTATGCTAAAAACGGTATCAATTTTTTTATTTGCAATGAAATTTGCAACATAATCTGCCAATAACACATTTACCTCACAAGCTTATTTAATTTTAGAACTTCTTTTGTGTCATCCCAAGATTCAAATCTTATGGCTTTATCATCAATGTAGGCTAAAGCATTTGGCTTTTCAAATGTTACATCAAGAACACAAGAATCTATTTGATACTTTTTTAACCATTCCCAAACTAATTCAACTCCGGTTTTGTTGTTCACAAGGGGTCTATCAGGGTTTGCTTTACAAGTATAAATTATAATTTTATAATCGTTCGCTAGATCTTTGATAGCCTCTAAAGAGCCAACTATGGGTTCTCCATAGACTGTTCCATCATAAAAGCCTTTATTGTTGTTATGAATAACACCATCAAAATCAATAGCTAAAGTATTTTTTTCAGCACTATCGATAAACTCAATAAATTCACCAGTTTCCACTTCATTCCCTCCAACAGATAATTTTTTTATTTGTAATAAAACGTGCGATGTATTTTGATGCTAGCATTTTTCTTATTTACCAACTTTTTCAAAGGATTCTTTAATTCTTTTACCTATCATTTCTATTCTAGATTCTTCTATTGTCGATCTTTGGCCGTAAATCTGTCTTTTATTGTTTAACCAATTAAGCTCAAATTCTTGTGCTTTTAATAAATTATTTTCAAACTGAGAAATGCATTTTGAAAGATCAAACATAACGTATCTTGTTTCAATGCGGTCAAGTAAACCTTCTTTGTGAAGTTCTTTAACAAAGTCATAAGACTGTATATCAATTCCGCCACCCATGATAGCTTTTAATCCATTCTTTTTAACTTTCCTAAACGCATCAGAAACAATTTTATAAACTTCTTCGTCATTAATTCTCCTTTTTTCAAAACCCATAGATGCAATTAAATCACTACGACCAATAGTAATTCCATACAACTGGTCTATACATTCCGATTCTAGAATTTGATCTAAATTATTTATAGCAGTTATAGTTTCTACATTTATTGCCAAATTCAAACTATCTCTAGCACAAGGACCAACAATGTTTTTATTAACAGCATCAATAAACTTTTTCAAACCAAATGCAGACTCTACCATAGGAGCCACTAAACCTTTAACTCCGATTACTAATGAATCTTTTATGTCTCTGATTGCCTCGGGGCCGCCAATTTTTAAATTGATTTTAGTATTTGATTGGTTGGAAATCTCTTTTAACCTTATAACCTCATTAAATGTTGCTCCTTCGTCTTCAAAAGAGGTTTTTATACCAACCACACCATTTTTGTCCACAAGTTGTGATAAAATATAGGCCATTTTTGTTTCATAACTATTCATTTTCTTCTCCTTGTATTAGAACTTTTTTTTACAAGCCCCATTTATTTTTCCAATAATTTTGTATTACCTTATCATAATTTAAATTTAATTTATGAACTTTCCAAGTACATTGATCTGGATGCCATCTATAATAATAACCCATAAATTTGGGTATAGGATAAATAAAAATTTCATTATCAGCTAAAGAACAATATATGTCATAATCTTCTACCCCACATAATGATAAATTGTTAGCATTTAAGGCTTCTGTCTTTAAAAATGGAAATAAATCTTTATGAAAAAAAACAGTGGGGGTATTAACTGGACTTTTTATTATACACAATGATTTAAAATCTTTTAAATTTTTATAACTATGGGAAAGTGAACTTTGGGAACTATTATCATTGTTGAAACCGATCATAGGACTTTGAATGCATTTAATCTTATTGGGATTGTAAGAAATGACTTCAACACAATTAGACACATAATCTGCATCTATGTAATCATCAGAAGCAAGAAAAGTAAAATAATCTGCATCTAAATTTTGAAAAGAGTGTTCAATAATTTCCCAATAGGAATTCGGGTAAATGTTTTTTATGTGATGGACATTTAATTTAGGATTATTTGATTGTATTTCTAATAATCTTTCATAAGTTCCATCGGTACTTTCATTATCATAAGCGTGTACCTCTACATTATCATAATTTTGTGATAAAGCTGACTTTATGCACTCATCAACATATTTGATTGAGTTAAAACATGGTATAATCAGTGCTACTTTCATTATTTCCCTTTTTGAGATGATTATTTATTTCCAATCTTCACTGTTTAAATTGTGATCATTCATGACAATGACATAAATCACTATAAACTCGTTAACTGCTCCACTCTTTTAATGTATGTGTGTTCATTATTAATCAATTCCCTATTCTTTTTCTTAATTTCTTCCAATTCATCTGAGGGTGTTTCAACATAATGTTTTATTAATTCAATCATTTGTTTCGGGCTTTCATAAAGTTCTAAACTTGGGAATGTATCTTTAACTTGAGTAATGTTATCACATACCAACGCCCCTGTCAAGCCTAAAGATTTAAAAGTTCTCTCATTCGAATCAAGCCCAAGAACTCTCTGATAAGCATCGTGTATGTTGAGGGCCACTTTACTATTTGATAGAACTTGGTTCTCCTGTTCATGCGTTAAATTTTTGTTTATAAAAATACCACACTTTAGTCCTGAATTATGCAATTCAGCAAAATGCTCTAACATTATTCTTTTCTTTTCATTGAATCCATTATTGGCCCAGCCGCCAATAAAGCATACATCGTAAACATATTCACCTTTTCTCAAATCTTTATAATTTACTGAATCAAAGGCCAACAAAATTCTATCAACAGATTTCCATTTATTATGAAATTTAGCATTGTCTCCAAAAGACCACAATTTACAATTATCTATTGAGTTTAAAGAATCGATAACATTATCCGCGCATAAGCATTTAAAGTTTGGATGTCTTCCCCATGGTTCAGGAAAACTGTTTGGCTGTGCATAAACAAAAGACTTGATAGAATTTTTAATAACATGTAAATTTTGTAAATTGATATCAGAATCTACAGACATCAAATAATAATCAGAATCATCTATTTCAGATAAAGAGTTATATAAAATGGTTTCATAACCCTTTGATTCCCAACCACCAACATACCCCTTATTATAAATCCAATGGCCCGCATGAGAACTATGGTTCTTAATATAAACTCTCATAACTTATTAATTTCTTCTAAGACCTTTTCTAAGCGGGCGTGAGACTGGTGTTCTTTAAGGAACCTATTATGCCCACGAGTGCTTATTTGTTCTACAATTTTCGGATTTTTTATAAGAAATTGTATCTTCTCTAGTAATTCCTGTCCCGACTTCCAAGTTACTATTTCTTTATTAATTTCAAAGAAATTTTCGATTCCATCATGGTGTTCGGTTAGTAATAAACTGTTTGCCCCAGGTATTTCAAACATTCTTGCCTTCATTTGTGTTTTAAATTCAGGATCATTAGGGTTCACGCTAAAATTTAATCCAATTTTCGAGTTAGAATAAGCCATCATTAATTCTTCATAATTAACATTTGTGATTTGAACCATTGGGACTTTATAGTTCTTCAGCATTTCAACATAGGGAGTTCTTAATGGATCCATTCTTCCAACAAAAGAAGACTCTAATGTCTTATCACGAAATTCTATGAACGGATGATAATTCTTATTGGAGTGCCATGCACCTAAAATAATCTTGTCATAGCCAACTTGCTTAAAATTGTCAATATAACTGGGTTCTGGTGTTGAACAAACATTAAAATAGTGACACGTTTTACTAGAAAAACTTTTAAATCGCCAAGTGTCGTCACAAAACCAATTAAATGTCTTTGTTCTACCAGATTCTGTTTCTTGTCTTATTTCTTCCCAAGGCTCAAAAGGAGTCATTTGGGGATTTCCGGTCATACAACAAAAAATTAAGTCGGGCTTAAAGGATTCTATAATTTTTGAAAAACTTTTTTCTTCTGGATTTACAGTATCGTAAAAATAAACATCATGTTCCAGGTCTTTTAGGGGTAAGTAAACGTTTTTATAGCCACCATCTTCAATGTCCTTGGTTCCTCTCCTGAGTGTTTTATTCAAAGTTAAAAGAATTTTCATTTAAAACACCTCCAATACTTTTGTAAGGATTTCAGGTTTTTTATCCCTCATTTTTTCAATCAACTCTTTTCCCTTTAACTTAAACCATTCCTCTTTTGAGGCTCCGACATTATTATTCGTCGTAACAGACATGCCTGCCATTCTTGCTTCCACAATTATGCGCGACAGTGTTTCTGGTGTTTTAGGAAGAAACACAAATTTATCATTGTTTGTTAATCTGTTTAAAAATTCTTCATTTGAACATGAAGGGATAAGTTCAAAATCCAATTCTTTAATTTTGCAAAACCTAACTGCGTCTGCTGTATTCTTATGCCAATTATCACTTTGCATAATTGAAAACTTATCCTCTTTGGGCTTATCGGCCAGTTTTTCTAAAAGACTTAAACTTTCATCAGACCAAAGATTCCCGCCCAGACTAACGATGTTGTCTAATGACAAGTTCTTCTCTACAATCTGCTTATGAAATTCGCTTTGACAAAATACCGCTTTTGCGTATTTATAAAAATCATAGTTAATGATTTGATCTTTCGGTGCAATATAATCTTTATAATCGGCGGGGTTTCTGGTTTTTAAATACTTGTGATCATGTTCATAAATTACATAATTACAGTATTGTGTTAATAGATCTCGAAATCTAGGATTTAATTGCACAAAATTTGAAACAATAAAACTTGATGAGCGATTGTCATAAAGAAATTGTTCTGTAACATGGCTACATTTAATCTTTATAAGTGGTTGGGTTGTTTTAGTAACTAAATTACAGAATTCGTGATTATTTAATTCACCACCACCAAGCAAACCATCTTCTACAAAAAAATCTGCCATAAAGATGATTTTATCATCCGAATGACTCAACACTTAACTCGTCTAGCCAATTCTCAACACTGAATTCTTTCGCATCGTGAACACTGTTGACAAATTTATCATACATCTTATCTTGTGCATGTGTTTCTAAAAGATGGGATTTCAGTTTTTTTGCCTTTGATTTTGCTGTTCCATAATTATTAAAAACTTTTCGCATAACCTTTTTACAATGCCATTCTATCGGAAAACACCATTGAGAATCAGCCTCGATAACAGTAGCCCAAACAGCCTCTTTTTGAACTGGCTTGATTTCATAGGAAACCGAATTAAACATTGGTTTCGCCTTGGGTGCTCTTTGTTGCTGAGTCATGCTACCCTTCGTTGAAGGCTGGTGGGAAGTATCAGGAACATACAAATAATCAACAGGTCCGCCCCAATCGGGAGCGATTACTGGTAAGCCGCTATAGGCAGCTTCGAAAATTGGTAAACCATAACCTTCTCCGTGCGATAAACTTAACAATACCTTAACTTTTGGGTGTAAATACAAAGAATGCATTTCTTGATCTGTGAGATCACCATGCAACAGATGAACACTACAAGTTCGATCTTTATAATTGGTTAAAAGCTCACTCAACCTTTGTTGAGTAGCCATTCGATCTTGAATACAGTTCTTCGCTAAAGAAGTTTTAATAATAAGGCCAACTTCTTTATCGTGGAATTCTTCAACAAACCATTTGATAGTATTTTCCATGTTTTTTCGTGGAATCCATGTCCCAACAGTCAAAAAATTAAATTTATGCTTTAGCTTTAAATCTAGATCTACTTTCTCGAATTCTCTAACTGGATATCCGACTACATCAATTTTTAAACCTGGCTTTGCTTCTAATAGTTTAACCTTCACTGGTTCTGGTGAAGTCCCATTATTCGCTTCTACAACTGTATTCACAAAAGCAAATTTAGTGTGTTGTGAGATCACAATCATTTGATCGACTTGTGTGGCGCATTTCTCAAACCATTGTGGAGAAATTTTGGTAGATTCTGTACCTGCTGTTATACCAATAGTTTTTTGCGCGTTTGGATTTCTTTGCCATTCTCCTGGTATTGTGACATGCAAACACAAATCAAATTTACCACCTTGTTGAGTATATCCAATTGTTTTGCCCAATAACTGATCAATCCATTGGCGTTCTTCGTTATCTTCCCAAATCCAACCAGTTTGGCCCCAGTTAAGACTAACGAGATAAACATCAAATAACTCAGGACGTGATCTTAGAGAGCGAAGCACAAAACGTGTGTGTTCTCCATAACCGCTTTGCGTTAGCGCCGGTCCAATAACTAATACTTTTTTCATACTTCTATAAGCTCCCAAGATTTATAATTTTTTCGTGTATCCCACGATCCACATTCATCGTGAATTTCTGTCATAAAATTTGACCAATCAGATGCGAATGCTTCAAAACCATAATTTTCTTCCACATGCTTTCTTCCTGATTCTCCCATTTTCTTTCGCTCTTCTTGTCCAAGTTCATACATCTTCATAAGAGAATCTGAGACTGATTTTCCAGATAACCGATCTTCATAGATATAAGGAACTTCTTGACTTCCAATAATTGCTTTAGAAGCAGGTTCCAATCCAATTCCATTTTCATAGATTGTAATGGCCTTGTTCTTCTTGTTTCTCTTAAGAGTAGATTCAAGACTAACTTTATCAGTTTTTGTTACTTGTTCTTGGAGCCCGCCAGTCATTGTAACAATAATTGGAGTCTCACAAGCCATTGATTCGAATGTAGATAGTCCGAAGCCTTCAGCATCTGAAATTCCCAAAGTTACATCTGCGGCACTATACATGGCAGACAAGTGCGGGGCGTCGATCTTTACACCAGAAATTAAAAATTCTTTCTCTTTAAAACCAAGCTTTTGAGCAATAGCGTGTAAGTCTTGTCCATTAGGATCTTTTGCTTCTGTATGCATTAATAAAGTAACTTTTCTATCTTTGTACTTCTTCTTAAATTGTGTCAAGAAATCCGCATACCAGAATACTAAAGAGCCACTTTGTTTGCGCCTTGCATTTCTACTATTCCAAAAAATTAAATAATCATCATCGTTAAATCCAAAGTTCTCTTTTCTGAACTCTTTTCTTTTATCTGCCGGTAAAGGATTAAAGAGTTGAGAAGGAACAGCGTGAGGAATATACTTTTCTTTCACTGCGGGTGATACTGTTTGAACCAAATTCGATGTTAATTTTGAAATAGTTACGACTGCATCATTTGAATCATACCAACATTTATTAAAATCGGGATAGGGGAAATTGTCCCAAACATGATAATAAACCATAGGAACAAGTGAACGAATCTCGTTTTCCATTTGCCAAAGCCAAGGATAAAAACGAGGATCTGTCATAAACCACAAAATGTCTGGTTTTGAAGATCTAAGAATAGAGCGAAGCATTTCTGGATTTCCATATCCATCAATGGGATAGATTATCCAATCATCTTTAAATTCTTCGACTTTTACGGGTTGGTAGTTTTCGTGTTTGATTGCACCGCCGAGACTTACAAACTCAAATTTACCAGTTTTTAACAACTCAACAATAAAATACTTTGTTTGTGTTCCAACTCCAGATGGTGATAGTGGATGATCTGAGATTGTTAAAATTTTTATTTTCTTATCGGACACCTATTCTCCTTATGGGCACCATTGTGTTTTGTCAAATTCACACTTTTTACAACTTAAGCGATTCTTTGGATGATTGCCTTTGGAGATATTATACACGGCTTTGTTTAAGATTTTTAATGCATTATTAATTTTTCTTTCACCACTGGAAACTCTGAAGATTTCTACCTTGTCTTTTTTGGCTGTTCGCTTCAATAATCCGAAATAGGTTTCCACTTTCTGTGGCTCTATGTTATGTTTTTTGCAAAAGAACTTTTTATAATAGGTCAACTGATAGGTGGTAATTTTATCTGTTCTTCTTTGCATGTCCCAACCCCACGAACATGATTTCCAATCAATAATATGATACTTACCATCAGGAGTTTGAATGACTAAATCTAAAAAACCTTTGTAGTCATAATCGTCTGGCATGTCTTCAATTGATTCGATTATTTTTTCTTCTGCTGAAAAAACTTTATAACCAGGAAACTTAATCTTTAAAGACATTAAAATCATTGATGCCAATTCAAGACCCTGTTCCTTCATTTCACGAATCATTGGGGCATGTTCTTCAGGAATTTCTTTCAGTTTGTTAAGTTCATCTTTAAAAGAATGTTTAAAAACTGTTTCATAATCTGTATTTTCATTAAGTGACAGCTTCTCGCAAGTTTCATGGAGGGCTGTTCCAAATGCAGTATAAACATTTCCTTGGAAAAGTTTAATTCTATCAACATAAGTTAATTTATGATAAAAGGGGCAAAAATCCCAATTTTTTAATTCACTAAATGAAATGTGTGGCATCTATTCCTCTCTAATCAACAAGTGATAAAAACTATTCAGCTTTTACCTTCTTAGTTGTACTAGAGGATACCACACTTTTCTTGGGTTTGTCAAGTGTATCTTTAGTAAAAATTAATGTTCTTTCCCAAGGTCCAGATTCGTTATTAAGGGTTTGTGCTGTATAGTCGGGTAAACTATACCCCTTTAAGTTAATCTTTTGCTCATTTAAATATTTTAAAACAGTATTGGTGGTAACACAGGTGAGAGGATCCCTTCCATCTCTTTTCTTAAGTTTTACATTAACTGTTATTTTGTCTTTCTCTTGTTTAATTTCATATTCAACCATTTTCTTCTCCTTTTGTAAATAATTCCTTTATTTTATCAAATAAAATAGGATTAATTTCTTTTAAATAGTCTGCTTCGCCTCTTACGAATTCTTCAAATCCATTAGCAAAGTATTCACGTATTGAAGTTACAGAATACGGAGATAAAAATAACCCAGCAGTCATAAGAGACAATTTGTCATATCCAAGTTGTTTTAATAGAAAATCATCCAATTCATCAACACGATCTTCTGAAAAGAATAGAGAACCCATACCTGAAAAAGATAATCCACTTGCCCTTAACATAGACACTAAGCGTTTTTTCTTTCCATTGTATTCATTAAAAATTCTTCCATCACTATAGATTTCTGAACCAAATCTATCTTCAAGCATATGAGCTAATTCATGAATGATGTCTTTAATAATTATTTCTTCACTTACTTCTGGGAAATCATTAAAAGATGACAGATAAATTGCACCATCTATAAACATGGCTGAAATCTTTCTAGCATCAAGTTCTGGAAATTCTCCAATGTAAATCACATCAAGACCTTGAACAAATTTATAAGGAATTGATTTCTTCACTTCTTCTATTACTTCATCAATATTAATGTGATCAAGAAATGGATGTATAATGTGAATCGGAACGTTATAAAGATAATATTCTTTCTTCTTTCTTGAAGTTTCTTTTATGTATTCTTTCATAATTTGAAATTTACAATTTTATTGTATCATATTTCATAAGTCATTTTAAAATTAAAGAACTTTAGATGTCAAAGTTGCTACTTTAGACCGCTCTCCCTTCAAGAATGTAATGTGACCTGTAATATCATAAGGTTTGAGTTTTTCAATTGCATAAGTTAAACCATTAGAGGTTTCATCTATATTAACATTATCAATTTGTTCAATATCTCCAGTCAAAACAATCTTACTTCCATGCCCAACACGAGTTAAAATAGTTTTAATTTCATGTCGTGTTAAATTTTGACACTCATCAATAATAATGTAAGCTTTCTGAATTGATCTTCCTCTTATATAAGTTAATGCTTCTATTTCAATAATCTTTTTTTGCATGTATTGAGTCAACATCAAATTATCATCACCAAATAGAAATCTCAGATTATCCTGAATTGGCGCAAGCCAAGGAGCCATTTTTTCTTCCATTGTTCCAGGCAAATATCCTAAATCTTTACCCATTGGCATAATGGGTCTTGAAACAATCATGCGATTATAAGGAGAATCCTCGCCCATGACTTGTTGTAACCCAGCAGCAAGAGCACACAAAGTTTTTCCACTTCCAGCTTTTCCAATTAAAGAAACAATAGGAATCTCAGGATCCAAAAGAAGATCAAGGGCAAAATTTTGTTCTTTATTCTTAGGACTTATACCCCAACCATCTTCTTCTTTTCGATCTGGGATTTTTTTAAATGGTGAAAGAGTATCGACAAATCTTGTAATTGCGGTTTTCTTTTCATTGGAAGAAGAAACTAACATCACAAATTGATTGGCATATAATTCAGGCTTTCCATCAACAGCATCAGATAAAAAGATTTGTTCTCCTGCATAAAATCTATCAATAATCTGATCATCTACTAAAACTTTCGCAAATCCACTATAAAGCTCGTGTGCAGTTTTAATAACCTTTTCTGACTTGTACCCTTCAGCGTTTAAACCAACAGCATCACATTTAATTCTTAAATTTATGTCGTTGGAAGCAACAATAACCTTTCGTCCAGGAAATTCTTTTTTAATTGTTAAGGCTGTTGCAATAATTTGGTGGTCTGCAACTGTGGGAGAAAAGCCTGCTGGAAGCTCTGATAAGTCTGGTGCTTTCGTAAAACAAAGACCCAATCCTTTTCGAATTCTAATTCCTTTTTGAAAATTGCCCTTTTCTCTTAATTCGTCTAATGTTCTAATAATGCTTCTAGCATTTACTCCGACACCATTTGGTCTTTTTTTACAATTATCTAGTTCTTCTAAAACAACTAAAGGAATGATAATGTCGTTATTACTATAAGAGAAAATTGCACGATAATCTGTAAGATACACGCTTGTATCTAAAACATAAAACTTTTTTGCCATAAAATCCTTCTATTTGAATTAGTGTCAGCCACAGGCTCAATAATAAATAGGCGGGTGTTTTGAGTTTTCTCATTATAGTTACTTTATAGGAGACACTTTTGTAATTTGAAAGATGCGGTCGCAAAACTTATTTTATCAACCATGATGTTCATAACACTTGTTGGATGTTCATCTTGTGTTAACAGTTCTTATCTTTTCGGCCCAGGAGATCTTTTCAGAGATAAAAGGAGATCTTTTATAAAAATTGATGTTTACAAAAACATTGTTGTTACCAAAACATCAACTGCTCCCGACTATGCTCGATCTGAAGAATATGAACTTGATTTAAGATCGTCTGCTTCTGGATTTATTGTTGGCCACGACAGAGAAATAACTCTTGTGGCAACATCAGCACATGTTTGCTCTTTTATGGTGGGAAAGCAAATAAATTATTTTATCCCCGATTTTAATGCACGAGATCCTGACTGGAAGTTTAAGGAAAGGAATTCTTTTATCTTAAGTGATTATAAGGGAAGAACCTATGCGTCTATTCCGCTCAAATTTGATCTAAAAACTGACATTTGTATTCTAGGATCTGCTAAAATTCCTCTTCCAGAATTAATAATTTCAAAAAATCCACCACTAATTGGTGAGAAATACTATAACATCGCTGCACCAATGGGCGTTTGGTCTTCAAAAATGATTCCATTATTTGAGGGATTTTATTTGGGACCAATGAAAATGCGAAATGGTAGAAGAACATCCTATGCCTTTTCAATACCAACAAAAGGAGGATCTTCTGGTTCTCCTATTTTAAACAGTTATGGAGAAGTTGTTGGAGCAACACACTCAGCTTATAGAGGATTTGAAAATCTTTGTATGGCAACAACAAATACCCAGATCTACATGACACTTCGATCTGCGATGAATCGACTATTAAAAAATTATAAACAATTTAAGCTCATCATTGATCTGATCAATATTTAATGGAGGTGGCGGGAATCGAACCCGCGTCCTAAATGTTTTAACAGTTTGTGATATACAAGGTTAAACTTTAATCTTTCTTTTGGACGAAAGAATTAAGTTCTTCTGCAACTTTAATAACTTGTTCAGAAGTAACAGGCGTCCAATTTTTTTTGCCGCTTGTTTCAAATTGCATATGAGCGTTCTGCTCTACAATTCGTTGGGCTTGCTGTAGCAATCCTTGCCTAATTTCGTATCCGTTTCTATTGTTATTCTCTGACATAGTATTTCTCCTCTCTGTCTGTGTGTTAATTTAAAGCACGGTTTATTGGGTAACAAGGAAAAACCGTAAAAACCCCGCTTTGTTTGCTTACGCAGCCAAAGTTAATGCAACATTATCGTTAGCAGTTATTTGTTTTAAGCCTTTTAGTGTTTGCTTATACACCCTTGCACAAATCTATCTCGACACCCAGTCGAATCCAGTTCACCCCCGTAGTGTATAAGTATTATAGCAGATTTTTTTTGGAATGTGAAGGGGAATTAATTTAATGATCAAGTTTTCGAAAAGTTGTTTGTTCAACACTTTGGACATCTCGATCCTTTTGCAGTTTAGGGTCCACCCTAGACATAAACTTATGAAGTGCTGGTCCCATTCCTGCTGCTGGGCGTGGGTCAAACCCGGTTGGATTGGCTAACATGCCACCAGTATTAAGAATATTCCGCAACGTCCTCGAATCTAATTGATTTATCAATGCTCTTTCGTCACGGGGATTGCCGCTTTCTTGATACCATTTACTCCAATCATCTAAATAACGATATATATGTTTTACAAATTCTTCTGGAGTTTCTGAATCAGAAATCCCACCACGACCACTGTCAACACGAAATGGACCACCGATTCCATATTCTTTGAGAGCGGTATTTAATTCTTCCTTAATAATTTGTTGTAGCTTTGTTTTTGTAAGTTTCATATAAATCTCCTGTGATTTACAATAAATAGTTACTTATTAAACAAAAGAAGCGAATGATGGGGTTCGAACCCACAACGTTCAGCTTGGAAGGCTGACACTCTGCCAGTTGAGCTACATTCGCAGAAAACTTCGCAAGATTGTTGATTATTCACAACAACAACGCTAGACTCAATTCATTAACTTCATTGGAGTCATTGAAGGATAGTTATACTTATAAATCTTTTTTATCTTGCTAAGTTCTAAGCGTTGAATTATAATACCTTAATTTCTACTCCTTGTCAACCTCATCTTGAAAATAACTATCTATTTTATGCTTTCTTGCTAAAAGCAAGAATGTTTTTTCATTTAAGCCCAAAAAGCGGGCGGCTTCTTTCTTCGAACGTGTGGCTGAAACTGCAAATTTTAATACCGCATCCTTAACAATAACTCTGATTGAATTCCAAATTGGAAGCCCATAAAGTTTCCCATTTAGGCCAAACCTGGAAGCTAATTCTAATTTTAAACCAATAACCTCTTCTAAAGAAAGATTATTTAATAAAATCTCAAATTCCTCGCTGGATCTATTCTCTCTTTTTAATTTTTTTGATAATGAATAGTAACGATTTTTGCCGTTATTCTTTTTCGGTGTCGTCATTAGCCACACCTAATATACCATAACCAGCTATGTCTTTAAAGGGTGACTCTCCAAAAGCGTCTTTACGAGTAGAAATTCTAAACAATTTGTCTAAAATTCGAGTGATCGCCAGCATGTCTTGGTACTGGCATGGTTCTATACCATTTGGGTATAAAACTTTTAAAATTTGTTCAGACTTTTCGAAAGAGCTTCCGTAAGCTTCGTTTTTTTTATCAACAAGTTTGCCGATTTCAGTTCCAATTTTTTCAAATCGCATGTATGCCTCAGAGAGAAAGGTCTGTGTCAAGTGCTTCCGGCTCTGGTTCTTCTCCAGGGACTTCAGCAGTTTCGATACTTGCTTTCTCTTTTTCATACTCATCAGTAGTAGGTTCGCTAACTGCTCCAAGTTCTTTCTCCCATTTATCAAAATAAAGCTTTAAGTTTGTAATAAGATATTCCTTAAACACATCTTGATCTTTAGGGTTGTCTAAAACGTCATAGGTTTCTACAATGTTTTTCTCAATGTTATCAAAAGACCTTTTTGCCATAGCTTTTCCTGTTTCGTCTTGACCTTCAATTCCAAAGGTGTCTTCTTCTTCCTCTGGTGGAGTGTCTTCGATATCAATAAACTTATCTTCGTCAGAAAGCGGATCATCAGCCACTTTTATTTCAACTTCTTCGATTTCTTCAGATTCGTCTAAGTTTAAAATGTCTTCTTCAGTGGCAGCAACTCCACCTTGCCGATTTATGTCTTCGGTTCTTAAAGCAGTATCAACTGCATTAATGATATGGGCACGAAATGAATTTCTTTGTTCACTGCTTGTTGTTAGAGTTTTAAATCCAATCTCTAAATTTGGTAAAACCTGTTTTAATAGTTCTTCCAAAAGGTTAATCGCTGTGGACTCGTGTGGAACATCTTCAATGTCTTTTTTTGCTTCAATTATAAGTTTTTTTAAAATTGAACGCAATTTGAGTTCTTCATTTAGTTTAGTTTGTTTAAGAATTGTCTTTTCTTTATGAATTTCAGAAATACATTCTTGAACAATCTCACGCAATTTGAGTTCTTCTAAAAAGTCTGCGCGACTTATATAATAGTCATTATTATTAGAGTCTGGAGCTTTACCCGAGGGACCGGCAACAGCACCAGTAGACATCGCACTCATTTCTTCTAAATTCTCGTCTTGCTTATTCACTTTGTCTATCTTCCTTGATTATTTTCAATTCTTCTTCCAAAACACTAATTTTAGAAGTCATTCGCCGTGACATACGACGTAATTCGGACAATTGTTGCTTCATCACCTCTATTCTCCTTTTTTCATAAAGAGCGCGGGGGCGAAAAGAATTAATATTCTCCGAAAGTGCCTGAATCCAACTATCAATAGTTGGAAGTTGGCCTTCGTTTAAAATAAAATTTTTAGTAATTTTATTTAAACTGTATTTCATTAACCATCATCTCTGGAAAAGAAAGTTTTCTTCTTTTTAACCTTTTTAACTTCTTTTTTTGGTTCTGGCGGAACAACAACAGGCGCAGCTTCCTCAACTACGGGTGCGGGTCCGAATTGTCCAGTTTTCCTCATTCTTCGTTTTTTAGCCATTATTTCTATCTCCTTATTTCTTTGCCCAAAGTTTGGTCAATCTTTCATTAAGTTCAGAGCGTTGTGTCGCTCGAATTTTATTGCGACTTGGAGAAAACGATTCTTTGATCTCTTCGACTTCTTCGTTCTCTTCGATTTCTTCAACTTCTTCATTTATGTCGTCATCACCTTCATCTTCATACTTGTCGTGATCATCTTCAGATTTATCTTCTTCATAATCTCGATCATCTTTTAAAGATCGTAAATGATTTTCCATTTCTTTAATGTGATTATCATCGGCATGTTCATTTTTCCATTCATCCCATGCCTCGGCCTCGCCGCTATCTTCTTGTATAACGCCGCCAGTGGGATCATCTGAAGGATCTCCCTTAAGCCGACCTTCTTCTGTGACTGAAATACTTTGATCATCAGCACCTGCTATCTTCGCAGAAACTTCAGTATTATCCTTCTCCATGTCTTCGATGGTCCCTTCGGATAAATCATCATTAAACATTTCTCTAATAACTCCCTGAATAATGTCTCTTAAATGAGATTCATTAATTTTCTTCTTCATTTTATCTCCCTCTACCAATTTTTCACCTACTACACTATTTGTGTCCGGTGTTTGGTCTGTATTAATAAATAGTGGGGTTCCACCCTTAGATTTCAATTTATCTTCCCAATCTCTAAAAATCATGTTACCCGTTTCATAAGCTTCTCTTTCCATTTCTCTTAAATGATCATCATTTTGTGCATAACCTTCAACTGTGGCTGCACCACCGTTAAAATCGCCCCTACAATTTTGGGCGTGATGAACAAGTTCATGGGACAAAGAGCGCAGAATGTCTTTAATGTGACGGCCCTGCGAATAAATTGCAATTTTGAAATCTGCTGGATTGTAAAATGCTGTTTTGCCAAGAGGATTGTCAGAATTTTTTTTACTCTTTATTAAACAAATCTTTGGATGAGGTTCGAAACCTAATTTGGATCGTGATTCATCATACAAACTTTTAAAGAGTTCTTGATAATCTTGCATTTTGCGAGAAAAGCTCATAACTTTAAATAATTAGTTTTGTTTGACTAAAACCTACTTTAAAATAATTGTATAACTATTTTGTGTTCTTCGGAAGGGTCGTCTGAGTTGTTGTCTTCTTCGACTGGATTATAGGGCAAAACCGGCAAATGAAGTCTTGGTCTTTCTTGGTCTTGTTTTTGTTTTTGAAGCTTTTCGCGCTCAAATTCAATCAAAACTTCAACAGGAACATCGTCCCAGGGATTTTTACGATCTTCCATATTATTAACTAGTGGGAACATAAAGCTAATCCTTATTCTTTTGTTTCATTTGTCAAATAAGATAAATTAAATGGTTCATAGGTTCCATTCACTTTTACAACTTTAGCAAAAACAAATTTACGGTTAATTCCCTTTCGTTCATAATAGATTTCCTGAATTATTCCGTATTCTTTATCTTGTTTAGCTAAGTGTTTCCACGAGACTAAATCGCCCACTTTAAACATTGACAACAAGTGAGCATCAAATAAATTTTCTTGTTCGCCATTCATTATTTTGCTAAATCTTTAACATAGGAATAGACACACTTTGACATCACATTATAATAATTTTCTTCATTATAATAAATGTCCAAACGATTAGCTAAATCTTTACCTTTCCTCCAAGCATCCAATTCTTCAGACAAGATGTCTATTTTATACTTTGGCGACCTTTCGAGTTTCACATTACTGTTACAATAACTCATTTTGGCAGAAGAAGGGTATCTTTTTTCATACCTTTTTTCATTCACCTGTAAAAGAAGGTGTCCGCATTCATGCATTAAAGTATACAACCTATTTTCAATTCCTTGGCGCGTATTTACTGCTATTGTTTTTTCTGCCGGTCGAAATTCATCTCGAATACAATAATCAAACTCAACATTATAATTTTTATTATTAACCCATTCGACTAATGTGTCCAAACCATGTTGAAAGATCTTTTGTTTAAACTTTTTTTGTGCTTTTGACAACCTACACCTCCAATAGTGATAACCATATTATGACATACGGATCACAGAAAGTCAAGCTTCAAAAATGATTAATTTATTGTCAAAAGTGCAATAATTAATAAATCTCTAAGATTTTAACTACTGAATGGTCTGAGATTGCGCCGGTATAATTTGGCGATGTTTCCCCTGATGACGGAGTGGCATCAATGCTTGTTTTTGTATAATAACAATAAACCGACAAACCTGCATCAAAAACTCGTTGGTAATATTTGACAGTTAAGGATTCTGTAACGGTGTTAGTGGTAGTGATAGTGGGTTTTTCATAATTAAGAGTGTCTTTTTTATACCAATTGCCGCCTCTTTTTACCATATTTGGATTAGCAGAAACCGCTTGATAATAAGAACCGCTGGAAACCGAATAATTAATTGAACCTGATGCACCCATTTTAAATCAACTTTAAGTGGTTTCTCCAGGCAATAATGAAGCTGTAAAAGGAAGCCACCAACTTCCAACCGCGCAGTGCGTTGGTGTGCCTGTAGCGGGTAGCGTCATTCCAGAAAATCCGTAATCGTTTTTGCAACCACCGGGGTGAACATCTGGAATTCTTCCTCTAATAACAGTTGATGTACTCGACCTCAATTCGGCCACATATCCGGCGAGTAATGGCCAAGTACCATCGATGACCGAACCACCGACGTTCGCATCACAGAAAAAGCTGTTGCCCGTACTGTAAGCGCCACCATAGCTGAGAAAAGAAGCATAATTTCCATTTGTGAGATCCACCGCACCAGCGACGGACCAAAATCCCTGTCCGCCAGCATCGCCCCATCCATTGTTTAAACCATAGCCTGAATCGCAAATCGTATTCGTCGAGTTGGTTGAAACCTGTCCATTCTCACCATATGTCCATGCGCCTTGCCGATTAGCATCCGTGTCCCAAGCAACTCTCACCATCACTGGAAAAGGATCAATACTGGCAGAACGAGGAGTTTCCACTCGAAAACATCCTATACTGCCATGATAATTGGGGTAGCTTACATTATTTTGTGAGGTAACAGACACAAAACTACCAGTAAGATCGATAGTTCCATGAAAATAAGTAGTATTCCCCGCATCATAGGCAAGTCTATATTGTGATTGCTTTTCATACGCCAAAGCGGTTTCTGCTGGTCGCGAGTCTTTAGCTATACTCCCAAAATTTGGTTCAGTATAATCAAAAATCCAATAGGCGTCTGTAGTATCAGCGTACACCAAATCTACCGTTAACCATATATAACGAGTAACACCACCAGTAACAGGCAAAATGTTTTTCCTCATAGTAAACCACGAACGGTCGCCAGTGCTCCAAATGAAATCTCCTGTACCTGAGATGAAGGTTGACCCACCAGTGGTGACACCATTAGATGCCGAAAGCACTTCCCACGCGGCTGTGGTACTACCTGCGCCCCCACTCAAAAAATTATAAAATTGATACATCCAATTTGCGCCGGTTGTGGCGTCGTCCACGCTGGATACCGCTATATTTTGTATACACTGCCAAGATTTTTCTGTTGCCATTTTTTTATCCTATTGTTCCACTATGCGTGGTGATTAAATTTGAAAGACCTCTTTGGATATTTGCTTGGGTTTCAGTTCCCAAGTATTCAAAACCTTGAGGAAGTAATTTTGTTATTCCGATTTTCCACTTAATTGAGGTATCACCGTCAACAATTCGAGCAGTTGTAATTGCTACTGAGACTGAATTTTTATTTTGCAACAAAAAAGAGTTGATTTCTGTCCATGTCATCATTTTTTTAATTTCCTTCTCACATTAAATAGTATTTATTAATACAATGTTACCTTTATCCCTTTAATTAGTGTCGAAGTTGTGGCATCAGAACCAGACGCATAAAAATCAACCCAACCATTAACACCAAACGCAGC